TGTTACTATTATCCCCAATTTCCATAAAATCAGAAACAAAATAACCTGTTTGTGCCTCTGGCAATGCCCCATTTTGAAAATGATTATCCAAAATAGAATCTTTGTTGAATTTGTTTTTTGATAATATTAAACCTAATTCGGGCAATTGATCATATAACTTTATTATATTATTTGATAGCCAATTACTATTTTCACTGTAAAATAAATAAATTCCTTTATCTTTTAGAATAATACCATTGAAATTTGAATATAAACCCATTTCCGATGCTAAATAATAAACATTACCATCTGGGTTTCCGGGAATTGTATTTTTGGAAGCAATCCCACCGAATTGTAAATTATTTCCTATGTTTGAAATAACTGTATTTAATACATTTTGTAAAATTGCCCCCGTAATTTCTTGGTTCCCGTTGGTTTTAATAACCGCCGCAACCGCTGCTTTTAATGTTGCCCAATTTGCCATAACTGTAATTTATTAATTGTTGTTTTTAAAATCTGTATTGAAATCTTTGTTGAAATCGCCTTTTAAACCCTGTATTGTTCCCCGTCCTATTTTTTTTATAACGGTTGCACATTCAAATTCCGCCTCCACGCTTGCAATGTCGCCTTGCGTCTGCCATTTCGGGGTAATCAAAAAAGTATCGCAATCATACGTTTGTCCCTTTGCCTCGACAATTACGTTGTCACTCATTCGGATAATTCGCAACGCATCAATCAAATATTCCGGGGCTAAAAAGGTAAATTTAAACGTCTTTTCGGAAATCTGTTTTTCCGGGAAAAAATAACCGTCCCGTTTTTCGCCCTCCTCCTCAAAAACATACTCCGGTTTTCCCAATTCGGTACAAAGATAAACCACATTTTTAAACTGTATCCCGGAATAAACAATTTGCCCTCCCTCATATTCCATGTTTTCTGTATCGCTCCACGTTATTTTTAAACAATCGGACAAATTACGAACGATTGTAAATAATTCGGAATACCATGTTTGTACGCCATCGGACATTTGCAAATAATAAATCCCCTCCGGGGTTGTTATTGCCATTGGTAAAATGCCGGGATAAACAATAACGTCATAACCCAAAGAGGCAAACGGCACAATTTGCAATCCGGTTTCAATCATTGGGGCGGAAATGTCGGCAATCTGGGTTCCGTTTTTATCAAATAACAATGTTGTCAACGACGCCGAACGTGTGGCACGCACCAATTGAAAGGGCAAAACGGTACGATCTGGGGTAAACAATGGGTAAATGTTCCCAAACGCATAACTTTTGCGGTGATTTTGCAACGAAATATCGTTGTACCACGCTAATACTGATAAATTGTTATTCGGTGTCATACTTCAATGTTATTTTGTTCATTCTGGAATGCAAATTTATAGATATTTTATCTATTTGACCGTTCCCAATATATGTTTTAACTAAATGCAACGGGTCGGGGTCGTCGATACTTGGAAATTCAACCGTTTGTTTTTTCTTTTTCTCAATCCCCAATGCGTATGTTTCCGTTTCGTTGATCTTTACATGGGTTGCGGGCAAATCATACATGTAATAATTTGGTTGCAACGTTACCCAACTCATATAACCGTTTTGCATGATATATTCAGAATTGCCAAACGAGCGGGTAACAAATGGTAATTCATACTTTCCGTCCTCTCTTTGAATCGCTGCAAACAATGCGAACCCGTCGTTGCTTATTTGTCCGGGGTTCAAAATCATGTAATCAACATCCGTTGTAAATCCGCCAACTGTCACGTTTTCGATCTTTCCGGCACTTACATATTTACTCAATATCTCAATTGGAACCCCGGTAAACGACGGCGTTACGTCGTCACTCCATGCGAATTGGTAACGCTCCGCCAAATCCGCCTTGTCGTAATCGTATGCCGACGTTTTAAAACCCCACTTTTTCGTATTCTTTACATTTTCCAAAACGGTTAAATCGGTTCCAATTATTGGCATCCCGGAATATGTTCCCCCATTGCGGAAAAACTCAATGTGTTCAATCTTAAACTTTCCGTCCTCTATGTACCAAAAACAACGGAAACAATCCCGCAACATGTTGGTTATTTGTTGCAATGTAATTGGGGCTTTTTGCGCTGGTTGGTCATAATTACCAACTAATACGTTTGATTTCTGGGAAATCAATATTTTAAATTTTTGGTATGTAATTGGGTTAATGTCTCCATACAAAAATTGTGAGTATTCCGCCGTTTCTTCATGGGTAATGTCTGGGGCAAATTGTGCCAACAAAACCTTTATTGCCGAACCGATAGGGTATGTATCCCGCAATGTATATTCTTTTCGTCCCGCTTGTTCCAATATCCAATCCATTGAGGAAAAGCCAAACCAGATGGATGAATAACGCCATGTTGACCGGGCAATGGGAAAAAATTCTTGTGAATATATTGAGTAAGGCGGTGCAAAATATTTTCCGTTATCTTTCAACCCCCATTCCGTGGGGGTTGTTGATTCATTAGTTGAAATATATGCAACATCAATAGCGTAACCAATAGCACGTTTATAATTGCGGTTATTTTCCACAATATCGTCCGTTGGCAATGCGTATGTATTCAACCCTTGTATTGTGTCCACATCCAAAAGATAACGGGCATAAACGTTGTATGTTGCCATTTCAGCGGCGGCGGTTCCTGTACCATTTACATGATACATTGTAAAATCTAAATTTTCATTGTAATCAACTGTCATATATTCAAATAATACAACGTTATCACTCCGCCGTTTTAAACGATGTATAATTGGTATTGCTTGTCCAACAACTTCTTTTGATACATCAATTTTATAAACCCCGGTTGGCTCATATAATGTTCCCATTGCTCCCGTTGATGTTACGTTAACTATTTTGCCACTATATAATCCATTTGCAGCAACCGGGGTTCCACTCACTGTAATATTAATTTCCCGTAATTTGCTACATAATGCAAAATGATATGTATTAACCAATTGTCCCAAATCCGAAACGGCGTTTGCGTCTTGTTCCCAATAAGTCCCGCCTAAAAAACACGACACGACCGAATCCCCCGGCATGTATATTTGTATCAATGGACGCTTGCGGATAATCAACGGCATAATCTGGGGGGCTAATTTGGTCAAATTATATTCCTTTTCCAATCCCGCCATGACGTCCAAATATTCGTCCAACGTATCCATTGAGGCAACAATTTTTTTATTGTCGTCGTCAAACGTGCAATCGGTTTTCATAAACTTACCCCGGTAATACTCAACCCATATTGCGCCGCCGTCGTCCGATTTCTCAACGATAAATAAAAACTCCGTTTCAAATGGTTGCGAAACAATGTAATCGTATTCGTCCCGGATAAACGAAAATTTACCGGACAACGTAACCCGGTAAAATCGTTGTCCAGTTTCCAATCCGTATTCCTTTGCCAAATCGTCCTTATAATTTGGGTTAACGGTTTGCCCGTTTAGTGAAAATCTATAAATGGGATTCATATTTTAGTTTTTATAAGTCCGTTTTGTATTCTTGTAAATCTCGACCGTTTCGCCTTTTCCGTTGGTATAATAACGGCGTTCGTTTTGCCGTTTGATTTCCCGCACGTCGTTTTCTAATTCTGACAAATCGTTGTATTCATTGGAAACATTGATTGCCACGCCGTCCGTATTGTACGCATTCAAATACTTTTTTTCAAATGTACCCCGGTTCAAACTGTTGATTATATCCGGGATAAATTGACGGTAACGGCGGGAATTGCGTTTGTTGATAACGGCGAAATATTCCCCGCCCTCCGCACGCCTCCGGGTTCCGTTTGGCTTGGTTCCTAAATCAACGTCATTGCCGGACATGTGGGAACCGCCTTGTAATAACTCAACGGTTCCGTCGCCGAACGTCTGGGATTGTGCTTTGGTTACTTGCGCCGCTTTGATCTTTGACGCTGCAAATGATCCCCACATTACGCCCAACGCCGCCAATGCCAACCCAACCCCAACGATCGGGATAACGGACAACGACGCCCAAATTGCGGCGGATGCGGTAATTAATGAACTCGTTTGTGCAATGGTTTCAATTGCGGCTTGCGCTTTTTGCGCCCGCTCTTTGTCCTTTGTTGCTTTGTCCAAATTCTTTTTTGACAAATCCAATTCCTTTTGTGCCATAACAACGTTGTTGGCGTATCCGTTGGCTCTGGCTTCCAACTCCGAATCCAAACGGCTTTTATTGGCGTCAACCTCTTTTTGTGAGGCTTGCACGGCAATGTCTGCCAATTGTACCTTGGAATCCATGAACGAACTTAATTGACCCATTGCAAAATCGACCGAATCGGAAATGCCTTTTTTGGCGTCGTCGTCCAAATTCAAACCCAACATGCCGTAAATGTCTTTTCCCTTTTCGTCGGATTTACTTTTGCTTATTTCTTGGTCAATCTTTGCGATCTGGTTTTTGATCGTGTCAACCTCCGTTTGGGTCATTTTAACCCCGGCGGTTTCGTTTAGTTCCAAAACCTTTTTTAACCGGGCTTTCTCCGCCTCCAATTTAAAGCGGGTTTTGCGCTCCTCTGAATTACGCAACAAATCAAATTCCGATTGTGCCAACGCTTGTTGTGCGTCGAATACGGTTAACGCCCGTTTTGTTTCCAAATTGGTTGTTTCTTTCAAAACCAATGCGTCATATTTGGCGTTAATATCCGCATCCGATTGGCGAACGTCGGCGGCTAATTGGGCGTTCTGTTTTAATTCAATCGCCCGTTGTTGCTGCAATAACTTAATACGCAAATTTATTTCCTCCTGTGACCCCTCCATGACAGTTTCCAACTTCAATTCGGTTGCCGCCTTGTCCTTTTCCAATTGTGCAATTTCGGCGTCCGTGTTTATTTTGGCAATGGCAATGGTTTGTTCCTTTTGCAAATTGACAATATCATTATTCAATTGCTTTTTTTGGTCAATGGTCAATCCCCGCTCCGTATCAATCCGGGTTTGTATGTCCTCAATTTGTCGGTTGAAATTGGCGTTTGCTTGCGCCCGTTGTTTATCCGCACCCTCTGCCATCAATGCAATTTCAATGTCCTGTGACGATCTTTGCATTGCTCTTTTATCGGCTGCCAATTTATTATCAACCTCCTTTAAATCAATACCCATTTGAGTCCGCAATGAAATTTCCGTTTCTCTGATCGCCTCCCGACCTTTGGCGGTCAAATTCTTTTCGGTTTTTAATTGGTAATTCAAATCGGTAATGTCACGGGCGTATTGGGCTTGTATTTGGGCTTTTTGTTGATCGTACGAATTTGCCATTAATTTAATCTTTGCGTCCTGTGCTTTACGCAACAAATCCAATTCCAATTTATAAACCTCTTTTGCAAGGTCAACCGCTGCTTTCTTGCGTTCGGCGGCACGTTCGGCGTCGGCGGCGTCTAATTCTTGCTTTTCGGTTGTAAGATTAACCCCTATTTCAACAACACGTCCCAAATTGTCAATCTTACCTTGAATTGCTGTAATGGCGTCGTCAACCTTTGCTTTGGTCAATTTCCCGGTCAAATCCAAATCAACCATTACTTTACTTTCTCCGGTTGCTTTTGAGTTTTGTAAACGGGCTAATTCTTGACGGTATTTGTACAATTTATCTTTGTTCTTGTCCAAATTGTCCATTTCTTGAGCATAGAAACCAACCATTTTTGCATGATTTTGGCGACGGGCGTTCGCCAATTCGTCCTCAATCTTTTGTATTTCGCTTGTTTTGGCTCCCCGTGCCTTTGCAACTGCCAATTCGGATTCGATCGCTTTTACTCTCTGGGAACTCACATCCATCATTCGATCGGATTCGATTTGTAAAGTATCCAAATAAACCTTTTGTTGTTCGTTTAATTTGGCTTGTTTTTCGGCGGCACTTTCGGCACTTACTGAAAAGGCAACCAATGCACCAACGACGGTAATTAATGCCATTGCCAAAAGGACATAAGGATTTGCGGCGGCAACTAAATTGAATAAACGTTGGGCGACCGTTGCCCCAACCGTTGCGGATGTTCCTTGTATCTGAATTAAACGGCGGTATGCCTCCGCCTTTGCCAATGATGCCGTTTGTATCTTTGATATACCCATCATTAACGCTGAATCTTTTTGTACGGCATTTTGTACGGCTTGCAATCCGGTTGTTATCGCAATGGCGGCTTGCAACCCTCGTTGTGCCTCCTCCACGTCCTTACTTGCGCCCCCGAACAATTCCATTGCCCCGGTAAATACGGCAAAGCCTCCCCCGGCGGCGGATGCTCCGCCCAATATAGAATCCAAAGTTGATGTATCAGATGCCATACTTTTAATTTCGTTTTTGGTATCCGCAATTTCATCTTTTAATTTCCCGGTTTCGGTCAATAACTTAGTATATGCGGCGGTTCCCTCCTCCCCGGCTAACTTCATTCTAACCAATTCTTGCGTATTTTGGCGTAAAACTTTGACCAAAGAAACATTTGCCGCTTCATAATTTCCAACGTTTAACGATGTTTTCCCGGTTTCTTCCTGTAAACGTTTCATTTCTTGGTAAATGGCGTTTGTTTCTGTTACCAATTCCCGCCCGGCTTCCGTGCTTTCCCGTTCCTCAATGGACATATTATTGAGGTATATTTTATTGATCGAATATTGGGCGGATAATTTGTTGTAACTCCCGGCGGCGGAATCGTTTAATTTGGCTTGCAACTTAGTTAATGTGTTCGCCTCGTTTTGGGCTTTCTTAATCATTGCCAATTGTTTTGCGTTTTCTGATTCGGCAAATGCCAATTCCTTTTCCGCTTTTACTAACTTATCGGCGGCGGCGGTTGCTCCTTTGATCGTTTCCCGGTGTTCGGCGGTTGCACCGGATACCCCGGTTAATGTTGCCTTAACGCTTATCGCCTCCCCCTTTATGTTTTTAAGAGCGTTCCCGTACGCATCACTCAATTGGTCTAATTGGTTAATCAAATCCGTAATCGCCGAATCCGGTTTGACTAAATCAGAATATTTAATGGGGTTGTTATTGTTTGCCATAACTCAACGTTTAATTTGGTTGTTATTTCACGGTTAATTTGCCGCCCTTTTGTTTGTTTTCTCTTTTTGGTACAATCGCCCGTCTGATTGATTGCACCCCGCTAAACGCTTTATTTTGCCTTTGATTGCTTTGTTTGCTTTTTCAAGTAATCAAATGCGTTGTAATATTCCAACACGGTAAATTTTTTCGGCTCGACGTGCAATTGCTGGGACAATAACAAACACATGCTTTCAAACTGTTTGTCGTATGATATTTCCATGCTGTCTTTACCTTGAAACGGAATTGGTCGGGTGTATGTAATCAATAAATTGGTTATTTCCTCAATCTCATTTCGTTTGTCCTCCCCGGTAATGATTGCGTCCAACATTGCAATTGTCCGGCGTTTCAATTGGTCGTAATACTCTTTTACGCTTGCATCGTCAAATGTGCCGGGAAAGTACATGTTTAGTTCCGTGTCGATTTTTTTTTTGACCGCTTCAATTTGGGCGGTCAATTCAACGTGCGGGGCGTCTGCAAATAGTTTTAAAAGGTTTTGCAACGCATCGTCCGAAAGATCGTTGCACTGTTTCCCGTCCACGGACTTAACCAAAACACAAAATGCCAAATGCTTTGGCGACAAATCGGTTTGAATAAAATAAATTGATTGCCTCAAATTGTCTAATTCGGCGGCTGCCAATTCTGGCTTTGTCCGACAAAACCTTATTGCCCTTTCAATGTGATTGTCAACGTCTGCCAAATCGGAACCAATCCCGGAATCAATCAACAACATTTTGTTGTACTTATGAAACCGCATAACGGGCAACTCGTCGATACTATCGAATAATTCGACCGTATGGTTTGCAACTTTTATTGTTCTCATATCATTATCCGGGTTAATGGGGTTGAACAAAAAGGAACCGCCAACAATACCGGGTTCCATGTAACCATTGCCAAAACGATTGCGAACAAACAACCCGCCCAAAACGAAAGGCAAAACCCGCAACCGAACATTTCCGAAAAGAATTTTAAACCGTGGATTTGCACCCATTCCCTTATCCCTAATTTGTCAATCAATAAGATTGCAAACGCCGCCAACAATGCGACAATAACCGTAAAAATAAAATATGTAACCATGTCTTTATAATTTAGCTTAACAATTTTCATTAATATGCAATTCGCCCTCAAACCGAAAACCCCCGTATGGGTGCATTAAATATTGGTTATCGACCTCGTCCAATGAATAACCCCGGTAAATGTTTTCGGCATTCTCATAAATCCGGGTTATTTTAATACGCCCGTTTTTGATAAGGAACCCACCGTTAATCACTTTCAAAATTTCCGCTTTGATTGCCTCCGTGTTCCGGTTATCATCGCCGGGGTTTACTTTCCGCATGTCAAACCAAAAGATCAACGCAAACCCAACGGTTATGGCTCCCCGTTGTTTGGGAATCCAATTAACCGTCTGGGGGTCGTCGATCTGGAAAAACGAAAAGTTCCCAATTTTGGAATCCGGGGCAACGGGGAAATACTCATTGCGCCCGGCGTAAACGTTCGGGGTATAAACCCGTTTACCTTGTACCATTTTGACCAACCGTTGCGCCTTTCCAAACGCATGATCTAACCAACTGATATTGTCCGCCAATCCGGTTTGTAAATCGGCAATAATCCGGTCAATTAAAACCGGGTTCGTAATTATTGGTATTCTCTCAATCTGTCCCATAAATTGTTTGTTGTGCTTTTGCCAACAAATCCGGGTATATGTACGACCAAATGACCGTTGCCAAACTTTCGTCCGTTAAACCCAATATTTGCCGACCGTATTTTTTAATTAACTCCTCGGTCTTAAAATCCGCCGCTTTGACCAAAAATTGATCGTCGCCAACTTCCAAATAAATTGAGGCTGCAAAATCCCCCTCGTCGTGTAATGTTACCCGGTCGGTTGGTTGCCCCTTTTGTTCTTTGATCTCAATTGTTAGATCGGTGTACGGCATATAATCGGAAATTGAAACCCCCAAATTGTTAACCCCTTGTTCAAACAATTGTTCCTCGGCGTTTAGATCAATAATATACGCCTCATTGTCCCAAATGATTTGCTTTATTGTCAACCCATCCGCCAATTGATCGTTGAATATAACAACCAGGTTGCGTAAATCTTCGATTATTCCCATGACTTAAACAGTACGATAACGGACGCCGTGGTTATTACATGACAAACAAATGCGATCAATTCCCGCCGTGTCCATACTGATTGCGTCGAATGCCTTTTTTAATTCATAACCCAATCCCCCGGCACGAACCCCGGACGTATTGCCGTCCAATTCGTAAAGTATTTCCATACGGGACGCATTCGATTGGTTCCGGTTAACCCTTACGTCTGGATTCATTGCCAACGTCCGTAATATATTGGCGGCAACTTGTTTTTGCAATGCCGTTTGGAATATGTGTTTTTGGCTTTTAATAAAGTCGGTCAAATCGCAACCCACTGAAACCTCAACATTGATTCCGTAATTAACTGCATTGGTGTAAACCGTTTCGTTGATATTCCACATTTGCGGGAATGCTGCAAAATCCGTTGGGGATTGGAACATGAACGGGGAAATTTGCAAATACTTTGTCAATTCCCGCCATAACTGAACATTCCCAACGTTGCAACTCATACATGGGTCACGGCTCCAATCCTTTGAAATATTGATTGCCTCCATTCCGGCGGGCAATTCGTTTTGATTGTAGCAAATGAACCATGAACCCCCGGCGTTGTTGTCGCTCGAAATATAGGGCAAATAAAGATCGTCAACCGGGAACCATTGGAACCCGCCGTTTGCGCTGGTAACATCTAATTCCAATGTTTTGAACGGCTCAACCTTATTTGAATGAAATATGTAAATCTTTACAATCCCGGGTCCTCCGGTCGTCTGTAATCCGATACGCTCAATTTTAGTTGTTATCCCCATCGCACGGGCTGCAACGATTTCATAACCGCACAATTTACCCCGGTTGTCGATTGTATTTTTGATGTGTCCCGCCCCGTCGAAAAACGTACGGCGTTCCAATAAATTCTTTGTTTCGTTGTTCAACTGCTTTGTCTGGATGAACGTTTGAACCATTGATGCAATACCTTTGCGGGTTTCACGTTCCAAAAAGTCCGACAAATAATTGTATTCTCTCCAATCGGTTGTTGCCTCAACGGTTCCGGGTGTAATTCCGATCGTTGTTTTCAACGATTCATAAACCTTTGATGAATAACTAACCTTTGACCCGGCATTGTATGTTGTTTCGGCATTGAATGCGGGATATATAAAAATGAATTGTTCCGGCATTATTGCCCGGACATTATCCAAAGTGACTAAAGGATGCGCACCTTGGAAATATAAACCGCTTTCGGTTGTCGTCATGTCGTTACGGATTGCATCCGCCGGATTATATGATTGTTCCCAACCAACCAAATGCAATAAACTGTCTTGTATCTCTTTTAATCGGTACATAATGCCATTGAATTAAAAAAAGGGGAACGGGGGTTTTGTGTCCCCGCCCCCCTCTTTGATTGTGAATAAAATGTAACTACGATTACAACGTGGCAATGGTCACTTGCGCACCGTAAACGGTTCCGTTCACGTTGATTGCGTACGCACGTGCATAATACGTTGTTCCGGTCGTTAAACCTGTAATTGCACTGTTGTACGTTCCCGAACCTCCGGCGGCGGCTGTAACTTTCGTTTTGGTCGTGTCTGGGTTCTGGGTTGTTGCGTAAACAATACCCCTTTCGGTTACGGGTTCGGTTCCTTCTGAAACAACGTTATTGCCTGTAATTGCGGCGGTCGTTGCTGTAATCGACCCGGCAACCCCGGTTGTTACTGTTGGAACTTGAATGTTTTGCATCACTTCAACGGGAACCGGGCGGGATTCTGGGTTGACGATGTTAACATTAATCGCATTCGGATAATCGGACGACGATTTGCCGATTTCAAATTTCATAATCGGGTTTGCAATGGTCGTTGGTGCGCTGTTGTATGCAACAATAAACGCAACGTCCACACTGAAACCAAAAAATTCTTTTACGGCACACGTCAAATCGGCGGTTGCGGCTCCGGCAATACCGGATTGATCGCCAACCTCGGTGTAATAATGCGAACCAACGGGCAAATCCAACATTGGTAAACGTACAACGTCCCATTGATGGAAATTTGCGTTTGCGCCTCTCAACGCTTCACGATCGACACGGGTTAAAATACCAACGTTTCCGTCCTCAACTGCAAATGCCGTGGCAAACTTTCCGGCTTCATTTGCCAAATTGTTTGTGAAATGGATTACTTTGTTGGCGTACTCCAATTGTTTGTTGACGTCGTTGTAAATCCCTTTTTCTTCCAACTTGCGAATCAATGAATCAATCCCGGCGTTGCCAATGATATGCAATTGCCCGGTGTAATCATTTGCACGGAACATTGGGTTGATGTCGCCCAAAATTTCGGTGCGCATATCCCACGGAATTTGCAATGAATTGGCAACCTGTGCGTAATACAACAAATCGGCAAACACTTGCGTTTTATTGGCTTCCAATGCGGCGATTGCTCCGTTGTCCAATGCGTCGGCTAATGCACGGGTCGTTTTCTCAATCTTACGTGTCCAATCATGGTTGTACGTAATTTCGTTGTTCATGTACGCACTTGGAACCATTGTATAACCAACGGCGTACGTTGCAAAAACAACGGTGTACAATGCTGATGTGTTTTCACTGTCGGCAATAACGCACGAACGAACATTGGAAACCGTAACATTTCCGTCGTAATTGATTACGGGTATTGTTACCGTGTTGCCAATACTTGCAAATGCTTTTTGCTGAATATCGGCGGGTAAAATACTACGACCCGACATTGTTTGTTGGATGAAAAAATCCAATGCGCCGTATTCGCTGGGGCGGGTCATGTTACGGTCAAATTCTGGGTTGGCTACTCGCCAATTTTGAACCCTTGTTGCTACTAATGACATAATTTATAAATTTTGATTGTTATTAAATTGGGCTAACCCTTTGCCCCATTGATTAATTGCATTGATTCCCGACCCCTTAATTGATTACTCAAAGGGTCGGGAAAACTGTTTTTATTGTTCCGGCAATGCTGACACATTCCCATCTTTCCACGCTTGCGTCGATGCCGCTTCAAATTCGGCGGAACCCTTGGTTAAACCTTGCGACAACAAACCCTTGGTTATAATGTCGTTTGCCTCAACCCTTGTTCGTGCGCCCGAAACGTCAACGGTTCCTCCGGCTGGGGGTGTGCCTCCATTTGGGGGATTGGTTCCGGCTCCGGGCTGTTTGCGTCCCTCGTCCAAAACTCCCATTGTCTTTAACTCCTTATTGAGCAATTCCGCCGCTGTGTACGGGTTTAATTGATTTTCGGGGTTATTCATTACCGCCCCGGCTTCATTGCGGAAAACTAAACGTTTACCGCCTTGTCCGTCATCGATATAATCCGGCTTGTATGACGCTTGCAATTTAGATACTGCATTTTGCATAATGACCCCGGTAACGGTTGCGGGCAATTCTTTTTTGAATGCGACCCCGGCGGTTGCTTGGTTGATCTCAAAACCCACTTGCATTTCAAACACTTTTTTAGTGTGTTCCGTTTCGGCGGTTGTCAACTTGGTTTGCAGTTCTGTAAATTGACCTTTGGTTTGTTCCAACTCTGCCTTTACTTGTTTTAACTGCTTTGCCGTTTCCGCATCCGTTGACCCGTCGGCAATTGCTTTTTCCAAACGTGTTTTGTCGCTTGTCAATGTCTGGATTGTTGAATTTAAAGTTTGTACGGAATCCGCTTTGTCTTTTAAATCCTTTGCGGCACGTGCCAAATAATCGTAACTCTTTTCGTCGCCATTGCGGGGAACCCCGGTTGCGTTCAAAATCGTTGTGTCGTATTGGCGGTGTACCTCTCCAATCTTTTGTCCAATAACGGTTGTTTCGTCGTTCTGGCTCAATGTTTCAATTGCTGCAATTTGTTCGTCGGATAAACCGGATAAAACCGCATTCGCTTTGATTACTTCTTTTTTTAGCATAATTCTAACCCTTTGAATTAGTGAATAATTTAATTACTTTTTCGCCTCGGTTTTCTTGGTATTGTCGGCGGTTTTCTTTTCCTCCTTTGCGGGGATAATTCCGGCGGCTCTCAACTCCTCGATAATTTCGGCTTTTAATGCTGCCTTGTCGGCGGTTTTCTTTTCCTCTGCCAATTGTGCCTCAACTTTGGCTTGCGATTCCGCCGCTAATGTTTGCGCTTTGGCAATCTCTTTGGCGTTGGCTTTACGTGCGTTGGTTTGCTCTGTCAACCATTCGGACGGGTCATGTAACACGTCTAATGTAAAACCCTGTTTTTTCAAATTCTTTTCAATGCTGGATTTATACATTGTTGCCCCGAATTTCTGGATACGGGGTTGGCTTTGCCGTTCCCCGGTTTCTTGGTTGAATTTCTTTACTTCGATTCGCACGTGGTAAACGTGTTCCTCTCCGGCTGGGACAATGTAATTGTCTTTTGTGACTTCCAAAATGGAAAGGTCACGCCCTGTTTTCGTTAGCATACTCTTTAAATTTATTTGTTATAACTTCAATTTTCTTGTCAAACGGTATTCCCGTTCCAAACTCTAATAAGTTTGTATTCTCACGCTCAAATCGACGAACATAATTACTAAAATTCAATTTAATACGCAATTCGGTTTCGTCGATTAGTTGTTTGCTGTATAAATCCATTACCTCAACCCTTGAAAAATGGCGGAACGGCTCCAATTCGGCAAAAATTTATCCGCATTGGATTGGTTTTTGTTTTTCTCAGTTAGTAAACATCATTTGGATTTATACG